CCGCGAAATTACCTCTTAAAGGACAGCCATGAAACAATTTATGATGATTCCCAGAGGCTTTGCTGGCCTGCCGGTGGACGAAGGGTTTATCAGCACAGCAGAGAACAAGAAGAACTACGCCATTGCTGTGGAAGATTGGCACTACGGTCCAGAGGTACCAACCAACGAGCCAAAGGCCAACCCTGAGTTTTATGACTCCCTGGCCGAGGCAATGCAGTGCGATGCCAAAGACGCAAGGCGCAAACACTGCTCAAACTGCGAGAATTACGACAACAGCTTCCTGACCCAGGTGCGGATCGAGCGCATCCCGATGGCCAGTTACGACCAAGGCGCTGGCTACCGTGGCCACTGCGAAAAGCTGAACTTTATTTGCAACGACATGCGGGTTTGCCAGGCGTGGGAAGAGCGCGAATCTGAAATGGATTGACCAAATGCTGAAATGTGGGAAAATAGCCAGCACTGAGCCGTCCGAGCCGCCAGTAGCTCACCCTGAACAGGAGTTCTCGATGAGTCATGTTGCGGTTTTGGAAGCTGGCGTGCCAGCCGAGCACATGCCCATTTACCGTTTGGAAGGTGAGCTGCTCAAGCTGCCCCAGGTGCCATTGCCGATTGACCACGCTTTCTGCGCTGGCCTGTACGCTCGCACAATGCACATCCCGGCCGGCACCGTCCTGACCGGAGCAGTCCACCGAGAAGAATCGTTCTTCTTGGTACGCAAAGGCGATCTGATCGTCAGCACAGACACTGGCCCACAGCGCCTTGGTCCAGGCGACATGAGCATTTCCAAAATTGGCACCAAACGCGCTGGCATTGCTTTGACCGATGTTGAAATAACCACGTTCCACGCCAACCCAACCAACGAGAAAAACCCGCAATCCCTGTGGGACTTGTTCACCATTCCAGCGCCAGCACCGTCTCTTGAGGCTGTGCAACCTGCGCAATTGGAGGAATCAACATGACATTCGGATTATCAGCAGCAGCCCTGGGTGCCATTGCAGTCGGTGGCGCGACGATTGTCTCGGGCTTTATGCAAAGCAATGCTGCCAGCAAAGCAGCGGAAATACAAGGCGCAGCAGCCGGTGCAGGGATTAGCGAGACACAAAGACAATTTGATGCAGTGCAAAAAATATTGCAGCCATTTGTTGCTGTTGGCGCACCAGCAGTTGAACAGCAGCAAGCATTGCTTGGCCTCAGAGGGCCAGAAGCCGAGCGTGCAGCCATTGAGCGAATTAGCGGTGGCGAGCAATTCAAAGCCCTGGCCGGGCAAGGCGAGGAAGCCTTACTACAGCGTGCATCGGCTACTGGTGGTCTACGTGGTGGCAACATCCAAGCCGCACTTGGCCAGTTTCGGCCACAACTGCTGTCAAACTTGATTGAAAAACAATACGGTCAATTGGGTGGGCTGGCAACACTTGGTCAATCATCAGCAGCCGGTGTTGGCACAGCGGGAATGAACACAGGGGCAAACATAGCCAACCTACTTGGCCAGCGAGGTGCAGCCGAGGCTGGCGGTGAAATTGCCCAAGGCAGGGCATATGGCGCATTCCCCACGGCACTTGCCAGTGGGCTTGGTATTTACAGCGGTTTAGGTGGTAGATTTGCACCGCCTGTTATTGACGATGGATATAGCATTGGTTTGGGTAGTGCTTATGGCGGCAGAAGGGCAGGGTTTTAATCATGGTTCAAGCAAGAACTTCAATTAGTTTGGGGAAATTCTGATGCCAGCACCCATTGACTACGGCGTTCAAATTGCCGACCCAACACAATCATTCTTGAGTGCTTTCCAAGCTGGCACAAGCATCCAAGACGCGCAATTCAAACAGCAGCAGCAAGTTCAGCAAGCAGCTCAACAGAAGCTGATCCAAGCAGGGTTTGCAAAGCTGCAAAGCCCCAATGCCACTGCTGCTGATTACGCAAACCTGTCCATGATGCTGCCTGAAACGCAGGCCAAGGCTGTGCGTGAGAGCTTTAGCATGTTGGATAGCGAACGTCAAAAAACAGCACTTGGCCAGGCCGGTCAGGTATTTTCAGCGTTCAAAGCAGGGAAGCCAGAGATTGCCATCAGCTATTTAGATCAACAAATTGATGCTAAGCGCAACTCAGGTGACGAAGCTGGTGCCAAGTTTTTAGAAACATGGCGCAATGTGGCAAAAGAAAATCCGCAAGCAACTGAAAATTACTTTGGCTATACCATTTCGCAAATTCCAGGTGGTGACAAGGTAATTGAGAGTGCAATTAAATTAGGTGGAGAAAGTAGAGCTGCAGCAAAAGCCCCAAGCGAACTAAGAGAAGCTAAGGCCAAGGCAGATGAAGCATTTACAAAAGCAGAAGTAGCAGTTGCAACTGCCACAGATGACGTTGCAAAAGCCAAAGCTCAGCGTGAATATGAGCAGGCCAGAGCCAGTAAAGAAAAAGCAGACGCCGATGTAGCTGGTAAAACTGTAGAGTTTCGCATTGCAAAGGCTGAGCAAGAAGCCAAACCTGATCCTGGGTTTGCAATCATTCCAGAAGCAGAACGGGCAAGTCTCGGACTTCCTGCTGGTGTTTATCAAAGAAACCTTTCAACGAAAAAAATTGAGCCTGTTATTAAGGAACTGGTCAGGATTGACATGGGTCAGCAGCGAGGTACGCTGGCGCTGAAAGAGCTGGACATACCCAGGGCGCAGGAGTTTTCTGCTGCTGCTGCGTCTGCTCGATCACTTGCGCGAGACTCCAGGATCATTGCTGACCTGCTCAAAGGCAAAGGCGGTGGTGCCACAGTCAAGTTAACATCTGAGTTTGCCAAAACTTTGGGGTTTGAGACCGACACTGTTAAAGCCAACGACCTTGCCAACTCCTTGGCAATTCGTGGAGCTACGCAGCTCAGGCCACCAGGCTCTGGCTCTACATCAGACACCGAATTTAAAGCGTTTGTTTCAGCTTTTCCATCGCTGTCAAATTCTGAGGGAGGCCGTGAATTAATGGCCAAATATGCAGATGCTTTTGCAACAAGATCGGCAAAACTTGCAGACCACGCAAGAAAGTTAATTCGTGAGGATACATACAGCGAAGAAGAGATCGCAAGATTTGACACAAGCCTTGGTGCCATTCTCAAAGACGACTTTTACCAGCAGCCAACTGCTGGCACTGGTGCCCCCGCAAGAGTAACTTTGCCGAATGGTAGCGTTAAACAATTTCCAAATCAGCAAGCAGCCGATGCGTTTAAAAGAGCAGCAGGGATTCCATAATGGACCTTAACGAACTTGCAAAGCAATATGGTGGTGTTGATATATCGCCAGCACCTGCTGCACCTGCAGCGGCTCTTACCGGGCCTGTAGCGGCGCCTGGAATGCCAGGGGCACGGGTGACGGCAACCGAGCAAGCTGCGCGAGATCAAGAGGCCATTCCCATCCTGATGCAAGAATTGCAAAAGGCTCAAAGCCAACAGGAAGCTGGCAATCCGAGGGCAGCAGGTGATGTGGTTGCAATCGTCAAAGAATTGGCTCGCAAGGGCGTCAAGGTAAACATTGGTGCCTTACCTTCAATTTCCGCAGCCTCTGCCCCAGCAGCCCCAGCCCCAGCACCGGCATCAGCTCCAGCAACTCCAAATTATGAGGCACTTGCACAACAATTTGGAGGGCAAACAGTACAGCCTCCGTTGGGCTTCTTTGAGGGCTTGGTTGAGTCTGTGACAGGTAGCAGACGCGCAACACCCGAGACCCAAGCGCTGCCCGAGTGGACATCCATGCCAGAGCTGAACCAGATGAGCGTGGCATCGTTCAAGACCGCACTGGGTTCGCTACTCAGCAATCCCAAGGAAACGGTGCAGATTCTGCAAGCCAATTTCCCTGGCGTCCAAGTTCGCCAAGATGCCAAGGGCAACTACTTGCTGCGTTCCTCAGTCGATCAAAAAGAGTATGCCATCCCCCCAGGCTTTAGCATGGGTGACATTCCTCGCGCCATTGGTGGCATAACAGCATTCACACCTGCTGGCGCTGCGAGAACCATCCCAGGCGCAATTGCCGCTGGCGCAGGAACCCAAGCAGCCATTGAAGCCAGCCAAGCGGCAACTGGCGGCGGCACTGGTCTGGCAGACGTTGTTGAAGTGGTCGCGGCAGGCGCATTAGGCCCAGCAGCGCAGATTGGTCAGCGATTGGTGCCACCAGTAGTCCAAGCAGTCAAAGGCGGCGCACAGAGGCTTATGGCGCGTCCTGCTCCTGCTCCTGCAGCTCCACGGGTTGAGCCAACCTTTGAAACGCCACCTGTGATGCCAGAGGCGCCGCCAGCAGGAGCGCCACCTGTACCGCCAACAGCAGCAGCGCCAACAGCCGCAGCAGCAGCGCCTACTGCGACAACCACCGTGACCACCGAGGTTGTCAATAATCTGGTTCAAAAGGCATCTGGCAGAGGTTTTGGCTCAACAGCCGCACGCGATAAGCTGGCCGATCTTGCCCAGGTCAACGTGGCAGCCAAGGAAGCAGCCGACCGGCTTGGCATCCAACTGCCTGCTGACGTATTCAGCGACAACCCGCAGGTCCGAGCAGCTGCTGGCTTGACCCGTTCACTGGCTGCTGGTGAGGCCGAGGCAGCATGGCGCACTACCGTTTCGCAAGCTGTGGACAAGGCAGACGATGTAATCAAGCAGTTTGATGCTCAGTTTATTGAAGGTGCAGTGGCTCCTGCTGTTGTTTCACAGAAGATTAAAGATTCACTTATTCAACAACAAAAAACAACGGCTGAACAAGCAAAAGTTTTATACGATGCGGTTGACTTAAAAGTACCAGAAAAAACGCTTGTTACGTTTCCTACATTAAAAGCAAAGTTAGCAGAAATCACATCAAGACTAGGCGCAGAAGGTGTTGAAAAAAATGCAACACTAAAAATGCTTAATAAAATGGTCATTGATGCCGATGCTGGAAAAGTACCTTACGGACGATTGAAAGAGGAAAAAACCTTGATTGGTGATTCAATCAAGGGCGTGCAAAATGATTATTCAAAAAGCACATCGCAAGGAAGATTAAAAGAAATTTATGGCGCATTAGCAAAAGACCAACTTGACAATGTTGAAAAACTAGCAGATGCAGAAGTTCGCCAACAATTACGCAGTGCCAACCTTTTAACAAAAAAAGAAAAAGCATTAGGCCAGCGCATCATCAGCGCCTTTGGTGAGGATATTGAAGGAAGTTTAGGCTCAAAATTACGGTCAGCAATTATCAGCGGCGGTAAGGGTGATACAGGCGACTTCAATCGTTTGTTGAAAATAGTGCCAGAGGAATATCGCAGAGAGACGGTGGCAACAGCTTTGGCTTCGGC